AAATAAAAAAAAGAGATTGAAGAAGAGTTCTTGAGAAGATTTGAAAAAGAACTCGACGAAAATAGGAGGTAAATTTATGGAAAAAGAAAGAAATATGGAAGAAAAAATTGAAAATTTAAAAAACAAGTTAGAAGAAGCACTTGACGAATATGGATTAAGAGAGGAATTTGAAGATTTTAAAAAGAGATTAAAACCGGACTTTAAAATAATTATGAAGTCTAATCCTAATGGAAAAAGCTGTATGTTAGAACTTGAAGGGAATAGACCTTCTTTACTATTCGCTTTAGCTCATTTAACAGCTGCACTAATTGAAAACACAAATATAACAGCAGAGGATATAAGAGAAGCTGTTGAAAAAGGAATAGAGGTAGCAGAGGAGGACTAATCTGTGAGTGTATTTGAAACATTAAATGCTATTAATGTAAACGACAAGACAGAAAAGAAAAATGGCTTAACATATTTATCTTGGGCTTGGGCTTGGGGAGAAGCTAAAAAGAAATATCCGGAAGCCTCATATACCATATATGAAAATAACGAAGGTTGGAACTACTTTACAGACGGTAAAACTTGTTGGGTAAAAACAGGAGTAACGATTGCAGGATTGGAACATATCGAGTATTTACCAGTTATGGACTATAGGAATAAGTCAATAACCACAGAAAATGTAACAAGTTTTGATGTTAATAAAACAATTCAAAGAAGTCTAACAAAAGCTTTAGCAAGACATGGACTAGGTTTATATATCTATGCAGGGGAAGACTTACCAGATGGAGAAGAAGAACCTAAAATAGACGCAAAATATATTGAATTAATAGGGGCATTGGCCACAAGATATGCTGAAATGAAAAAAGGTAATGCAGACGAATTGATCAGTTATTACTTGAAGAAATATAAAGTAAAAGCAATAGAAGATTTAACTTATTCTCAAGGAGTTGCAATAGGTAAAGAATTGTCTCGTCAAATAGAACGGAATGGAGCGAAACAATGAATAATTTAGACAAAAAAATAGAGCTAGTGAATGCAATCACTACCCTATCAATAAAAATCTCAACATCTTCAATTATAGATATTTTTGTAGATTTTTCAAGCCATATCAAATCATTGTCAGTAAAAGTATTATTAAATGGTTGGGCAGAGGGTAATTACAAGCCTGATTTCAATAAAACCATTTACTTAGACTGGAACAATGCAGAGAAAGAACTACAAGAGGTATTAGATTATTTGGGAGGAATTAAAGATGAACATAGTTGGAAGAACTAAGGTATTTAGAAATGAAAGGGAAGGTAAAGTATATTACACAACTAGCATTTCAAATAAAAACAAAGATGGAAATTATGAATATATGACAGTAGATATTCAACTGCCAAGAGGAACAGAATTAGAGAACAAAACAGACATAGATGTAACAAATGGGTTTTTATCTTTTTACAAAAATAAAAATGGATTTGCAAAAATCAAATATGTAGTAATGGATTTCGTTGTTCCTCAACAAGAAGTAATACCAATGGAGGACTTTGATTCTGATCTTCCATTCTAATAAAACAGCAGCACAGGCCATCACAACTATTGATTGTCTGTGCTTTTTTATTACTATTGAAAATTACAATAAATTATAAGGAGGTTGTATGGAAGTTTGGAAAGATGTTGTGGGCTATGAAAACAAGTACAAAGTATCAAATACAGGGCATATTAAAAGTATGAACTATAACAATACTGGCGAAGAGAAGATATTAAAACCAAAAATCAATAAACAAGGGCATTTAGAAGTAACACTTTCTCTACACAATAAAAGTAAAGATTTTATATTAAGCAGATTGATTATAGAAACATTCTTGGGTGTCAAATTAACTAGAAATGATATTGTAATGTATAAAGACAATGATAAAACTAATACAGCTTTAGATAATTTATATGTAATTTCCAGAGGTAAGAGACAAGAAATAACTTATGATCAAGACGCAAGAGAAAGGTTAATGTTCCAATATTATGATGAAGTATTACCTATAAAAGAAATATCCAAAAGAAATGGAATAAGTGTAGAAAATATAAGAAGAAGGCTTAAATTAAGTTGGAACATATATGAAGCAGGAGAAATTCCAAAAGCAATAATAAGGAGGATAAAAAAATGAATAATTACAGATATGATAGTAGATACCATTCACAACACAAAAGAGGAATGCAAGAAGCAATAGAATATATACTAGACAGAAATTATGGAGATACAATATCCAATGAAATATTGGCAAAGATATTAAAATTCAATATTGAAAATGAAACAGAAAAGAGAAAATATGGTGCTGTAATGGGAAGAATAAAAAATTTCCTAATAGAAAAGGGATATATTTTAAAATCAATAACTGGGGTAGGTTTTTATATTTTAAAACCTAAACAAATAAGTGGATATTGCTACCATACGTATGTAAAAAGAACACAAGTGTTGCTTGAAAAAAGCGATAGAATATTAACTCACGTTGATATATCTGAATTATCAGACATTAGAAAAGAAGAACACTCAAATATGTTGAAGTTAAATCAAAGTGTTTCTTCTGGCATAAGAAATAATATCAATAATAGTGAATACGAAAAGAATAAAGATACATATAATAGCTTAGATGATTAGGAGACATTATGGGAAAGATATTTCAAAACAAGATCAAATGCAAACATTGTGGAGACATTATAGAAAGTAAACACGTCCACGATTATAAATGGTGTAGCTGCGGAACAGTTGCAGTAGACGGAGGTCATTACTATTTAAAAAGATGTTTTAAGAACAGTATGGACGATTTTGAAGAACTAAGTGTAGAGGAGGAAGAAGAATGTTAAAAGAATATCATAAAATCGAAACTCTATTTAATAGAGATGAAAAAACAAAGAAATTAATAGAAGGAGATTTCAGAAACGAAACAGTTGAATTTTTAAAAGATAACATCTGGGAATTTACAGAAAAGATAGATGGAACGAATATAAGAGTGCATTGGGACGGCCACAAAGTTAATTTTTATGGAAGAACAGATAAATCTCAAATTCCACAAGGCTTAGTAAATAAATTAATAGAGTTATTTGGTGGGGAAGTTAATGAGCAATTATTCGAGCAAAAATTTGGAGATACAGAAGTTGTATTGATAGGAGAACGGTTACGGAGAAAAGATCCAAAACGGAGGCCTATATTGTAAAGGGCAAGATTTTATATTGTTTGATGTAAACATAAATGGCTATTTCTTAACTAGAAAATCAATAGAAGATATTGCTAATTATTTCGGTATAAAGGCAGTTCCAATAGTCTTTGAAGGTAATCTACAAAAAGGTATAGATTATGTAAAAACAAATCCTAACTCGTTAATAGGAACAGCAAAAAGTGAAGGCTTAGTAGCAAGACCAAAAGTAGAATTAAAGACAAGAATTGGCGAAAGAATAATTGTAAAAATCAAAGTAAGAGATTTTAAGGAGGAATAAAATATGAAAAGTGAAAAAGGAAATTGTTTGTTAGGCTTTTTTGCCTTAATTTTGATAGGAACATTAATTGTATTAATGATAATTGGAATAATGAGCTTAAAATTAGATTTTGCAAGTGGACAACATAGAATAACTCCAACCTCTATGGACACAGATATATGGGGGAATTACAAGGTATATTACAAAACATCTGAATATACAAAAGATACAGAAGAGAGATACTACTACATAGAAAAAGATAATACAGAGATAAAAGAACAGATGGAAGAATGTATTAAAAATCAAGAAACAATAATGATTTACTATGAAAAATATGTGGGATTTAAAGGAATTACAGCACCAGATACATCACCAATAATAAGAATAGAAATATTAGAGGAGGAATAATTAATGGATTTTTTGAAAGATTTAGAAGATGTTTTAAATGAGGACTTTAATGTAAGTGTTACAAGCAATAACGCTTTGGGATATAAAACTACTGGTACAGCATTATTAGATTTTAATTTTAAGGTTTCTAGTTATAGAAACAAGCCAGAAGTAGAAATAATAAAAGATTTTATGAAAGTATTTTATGAAGATAAATTAACAGCTATGAAGTTTTTATTTTTCATAAGAGATAGAGAAGAAGGACTAGGAGAAAGAAGAATATTTAGGGTAATATTTAAATACCTTGCAAGTGCAGAATTAAAGATAATAAGACCTCTTATTCCAGTAGTAGCTGAATACCGGACGCTTTGATGATTTGTTCGAATTATTCAACACTCCATTAGAAGAAGATATGTTGAATTATATAGCAACACAATGGAACAAAGATATGAAAGATATGGAAGAAGGCAAAAGTATATCTTTACTTTCAAAATGGTTGCCTAGTATTAACGCTTCTGAAAAAAGAAAAGAACAAGCGAAGAAGATCATAGCATACATAAATTTAGAATGTAACAATACTGAAAGGCCGGTAACAGAAAGAGATTACAGAAGAGTATTAAGTGCAATGAGACAATATTTAGACGTAGTAGAAAAGAAAATGTGTGCAAATGAATGGGATAAAATCAAATATGAGAATGTACCTTCAAGAGCTAACTTAAACTACAATGCTGCCTTTTTAAGACATGATGAAGAAAGAAGAAGAGCCTTCTTAGGCCAGGTAGAAAGAGGCGAAAAGAAGATACATGCAGGGAAATTATATCCTCATGACATAGTACATAGATACTGTGGTTATTATAGCAATATAAATCCAGTAGACACTACACTAGAACAACTATGGAAAGCATTACCTCAAAAAGAGATAGCAAATACATTAGTTGTAGCAGACGGTAGTGGAAGTATGACATCTACAATAGGAAACACAAATGTAACTTGCTTAGATGTGGCCAATGCATTAGCAATTTATTTTGCAGAACATAACAAAGGAGAGTTTAATAACAAATACATAACATTTAGCGAAACTCCTCAATTAGTTAAGTTTACAAAAACAGCCTCTTTACATGATAAAATTGCAAAGTGTTTATTACATAATGAGGTAGCAAATACAAACATAGAGGCTGTATTTGATTTAATACTTAAAACAGCTTTAGCTAATAATCTAACACAAGTAGAAATGCCTAAAAACATATTAATTATTTCAGATATGGAATTTGATTATGCTGTAGATGGTAGCCCAGACAAAAAGCTATTTAAGACAATAGAACAAAGATATAATGACGCAGGATATAAATTACCTAAGCTTATATTCTGGAATGTATGTAGCAGAACAGGAACAATACCATTAAAAGAAAATGATTTAGGAGTAGCTTTAGTTAGTGGATTTAGTACAAACATAGCTGAAATGGTTATGAATGATAAGTTAGATCCGTTAGAAATATTATTAGACAAGTTAAATACTAAAAGATATGAAAAAATTTCAGAAATTTTAGGAAAACTATTGTAATATATTATAATTTATGGTAATATATAGTAAAAGGTACATACAGCAATTTTAAGAAAGCGCTGGTAACGCCGTTGTCGTTGGTTCAAGTCCAACCTCCCCGGTCATATCGCAGAATAGAGGAGTGGCTGCCTCACAAGGCTCATAACCTTGAGACGTTGGTTCGAATCCAACTTCTGCAACCAATCGGGGAGTAGCTCAGTTGGTAGAGCACGTAAAAACGTACCTTGTGTTATTCAAAGAATTAAAAGTGCAGACAGCAATTATTATATTAGATTATCAGCCATTCTTTTGATAAGAAATATTTAGCACTTTGTAAAAAATGAAAAGTCCATACAGCAATTTTAAAAGGTAAAACATTTCTTTTTGATAGAAAATTTCTTGGTTCAAATCCAAGTACGTCCTAAAGGGCGTAGAGTTTAAAAACAAATTGGACTTTGTGTAAGTCAATATAACCATGTGAAAAGTTCTCACAGCTATATTATAGGTTTAGTTTGGGGCTAAAAAACTATATAGAACTTTGTGTACTCCTATTTATAGAATAGGGGTATTTTTGTTAAGGAGGAATAATTATGAATGACGAGGAGAAAAAAGCTTATATGAAAAAATATTATGCTGATCATAGAGAACGAATGAGAGAATTAAACAAGAAGTATTATGAGGAGCATAAAAACGACGAGAGCTATAAAAAGAGACACCAAGAGGCTAGTAATAGGTACTACAAAAAAAGGTATCATGAAGATTTAGATTTTAAGCACAAAGTAAATAAAGCTAATGTTGAATATAGAAAACGAAGATATAGAGAAGACGCTGAGTTTAAAAAAAGAATATGTGAGAAAAGCAGAGAATACTATAGGAGGAGTAAATGGAAGAAGATAGAAAATGGTTAGAAGACTATGTAAAAAAAGATAGAGAAGTAAGAGGCAAAACAGAATTTGAAAGCGACTTTGATCAGTTTTGCGAAAGACATTGTAAGGCCATAGAAAACATACTAAAAGAAAACGAAAACCTAAAACAAGCAATAGAAATAAATAAAGATTTATATCAGGAAGTATGTAATAAGAATAAACAGCTAGAAGAACTAGTTGAATATTTAAGAAGAAGTTGCGACAGGAAAGAATATTCAATGCTAGACGCTATACACGAGAACAATTGTATTCCAACATCTTTAATAAAAGAAATAAGAGATAAAGCAGAACTAGAAGATTATTATACATTGCCAAATGTAATAGATGATTTAAATAAGGTTTTAGGAGATGAGAAGTAAGATGTGTGAGTATTGTGAAAAAGAAAAACGCATTGAAGAGATACAAGAAGATAATATTTATTTACAAATATACGGAAAACATTTAAGGACTATAGGTAAAATTTATAATATTAATTTTGGTAGAGATGTTTTAATAAACTACTGCCCAATGTGTCGGTAGGAAGTTAGGAGGTTAATACTATGGACGTAAAGGAAGCGATAGAGATATTAGCTAATCAAATAGATGATTATGTTATAGGAGATTATTGTTGTGAAATATGTGAAGTAGACTGCAAGGATAAGGAGTGTCCTTTTCATACAGCAATAGAAACAGTTTTATCAGAACTAGAAGAACATGAAAAAACATTAGATATATTTGACGAAAGAGAATACAGAAAAAAATATTTAGAAGAAGAAAGAGCTAAAAGACCAAAATTATTATACCCAGACGCAGATGAAATTTATCAAAGATATTTTCAACAAAGAGAAGAACTAGAAAAGAAAGAAACATTAATAAATACAATGCAAGCAGAATTTGAAAGATTAGAAGGCATTGAAGATAATACCTCAATGTTAAAGTACGAGCTAGCAAAGAAAGATAAGATAATAGATGAAATGGCAGATAAAATTAGTTCAATTATGACAGGAGTTACAGCAATACAAAACCAATTTGAAGAAGAATATTGTGAATTTATTAAGAGTGATAAAGACTGTTGCTGGAAAACAGGCAAAGAATGCAAAGATTGCATAAAAGAATATTTTACAAAGAAAGTAGAAGGTAAATAGTATGGAAAAGAGATTAGCAAATCATGATTACACATATTGCACGAGCAAAGACTGTAATTTATGTTGGCGACACGAAAGTAATTATATATTTGAAAAAGGATTGTACAGCTTTATGAATTGTTGCGGTGAATACTTAGAAAAGATGGGAGGAGGTGTAGCAGATGAGTAGTTATACAAAGATCAATTTAGTAATAGTAGTAGAAGTGATTTTACTTTGCATAATAGGAAACATAATTAAATTAAATGTACCAGATTTCGATATGATGTATATAATAATGCCTCAATGGGTTCTAATTATAACACAGCTAATTGTATGCTTTATACGGAGACATAGAATACTACAAAAAATATAAAAAATTTAAAAGAGAAATGGAAGAACTTGAAGCAGAAATAACAAAGGATTTGTTAGAGATTGATGAAGAGATAAAAAAAATATACTTGAAATAAATTAGAAAGGGTTGAGAATATGACAAAAGAAGAACAACATAATATGGACGTTTTACAGTCTTTTGTGGATTTTGCGTCAGCTAGCAAATATAGGGAAAATTTAAAACAAGATATAGACGCTACCAAGTGGGCTATAGATAAAATTAAGCATTTAGAACAAATAGAAAGAGAACATAGAATGATTAATGGAGAATTGGCCAATAACAAGGTTTGCCTCCATTGCGGATCAAACAAGGCAGCCTATTGTGAAAAATGTTACCAGGAATTAATTGCAGAAAATTTAAGGTTACAGGACAGATAACTTTTGTTGTCTGTTTTTTTGTTTACATAAAAATACATATAGTAATATTACATTATATTTAGCACTTAAAGTATTGAAATATATTTAATTTTATTATAAAATGTAATAAACGAATGGAGGTGTACAAAATGGCCAAGAAAATATATAAAGCTATTGCTGTATCATGCAAAGCTAAAGACTTGCTAGACGAGATTGTAAAAGTAGCAGCTATTAATAGAGGTGCTTTCATTGAAAAGCTTATCGAAAGAGAGCATGAACGTATTGTTGTGAAAGGGGAAAAGTAGTATGGCAGAAGTAAAGTGGATCAAGATAGTTACAGATGTTTTTGATGACGAAAAGATACTACTAATTGAATCATTGCCGGAATCAGACAGCTTAATAGTTATATGGTTCAAGCTTCTATGTTTAGCAGGGAAACAAAATAATGGTGGGGTATTTTTAATGAATAATAAAATTCCTTATACAGAAGAAATGTTGGCGGCTATCTTTAGAAGACCATTAAATACAGTCAAAATGGCATTAAAAGCATTTGAAGACTTTGAAATGATTGAGATTGTAGATGGAGTAATAACTATTCCAAACTGGGAAAAGCACCAGAGTTTAGACAAGCTTGAAATGGTAAGAGAACAAACTAGGTTAAGAGTGGCAAAATACAGAGAAAAGCAAAAACAAAAGGTTTTAGGGTTACCAGAAACAACAGAAACAGAAGAGGATAAAACACCATGTAACGTTACAGAAACGTTTCAGTACGCAAAAGTAACGCAGACAGATATAGATAAAGATATAGATAAAGATATAGATAAAGATAAAGATATAAAAAAGAAAAAAACTACTAAACATAAGTATGGAGAATATAAACATGTTCTTCTTACTGATGATGAATATAGCAAGCTATTAGAACAATATGGTAGTAGTGGTTTAAGTTCTATTATTACTTATCTTGATGAATACTTAGAAATGAAAGGCACTAAGTATAAGTCTCATTACATGGTTATTAAGAAATGGGGAGCTAAGGCAGCATTAGAACAACGGAGCAAAGAAAGTATCAGTTCCTTCAAATCATTCCTTGAATCGTAATTACAATAACTATGAACAGAGGAAATATGATGATCTTAATAAACTGTACGCTAATAAAAGAGATAAACCAAAATATGCTGATGGTTCAATGTATGCAAATCTTGAAAAATAAAAAAAGACGACTAAGAAAGTCGCCAAACACGCAAATTGATTATATCACAACTTACTAGATAAATAAATAAATGCCCCTAATTTTTAGGGGCTAAGGAGTTGAATATATGAGAAACCAAAGAGAAATGATACTAAAATACATAGAGGATTTTGGCTCAATTACAAGCTATGAAGCATACATAGATTTAGGAATTACACAGCTTGCAACACGGATTAAGGAACTAAAGGAACAAGGATATCAGTTTGAACATGAATGGATCAGAAAGAAAAACAGGTACAACAAGCCTGTTAGATTTAAAAGATATAAATTGGGAGGATTAAATGAAAATAGAAATTCCATTGCTATGTAGAAGCAAAAAAAATAGTCAGCAAATTAGAATTAATCAAAGAACAAGAAAGCCATTTGTTGCTCAAAGTGAATTATATAAACAGTTTGAAAAAGATTGTGGTTATTTCATGCCGAAACTAAAAGAACCAATTAACAAGCCTGTTAATCTTAAATGTACTTTTATTGTACCAGACAGAAAAAAAAGAGATTTGACGAACCTTGAAAATGCTATTGCAGATATTCTAGTTAAATATCAAATCTTAGAAGATGATAATTACAATATTGTTGCAGGTTGGGACGGTAGCAGAATTGTATATCAAAAAGGGGTAGCAAAAACAATTATTGAAATTGAATATGTGAAGGAGTGAACGAATGAAAGATAACGTATTACCGAAAAACTTTTACAATAACAATTTGGAGTTTTTTGAAAAAAAGATTGATGAGAATGGAAAAGAATTTATAGATAATTCAATGAAAAACAGATTAGGCTTTTTGCCTTCGAGTTTATGGAAACCAGATATAAACATAACCAAACATTTAAAAGAAATAATAAATGACAAGTGTCAAGTGAGAGAAAGCTTAAATGCAAACAGAAGCGATAGAAGGCATGGGGTAAACAATGGTAAATGTAGTGTTTTTAATCCACACTTAGCTCAAATGATTTTATCTGCATATTGTCCTAAAAACGCTAAAATATATGACGCTTTTGGTGGAGGTGGAACTAGAGGTTATATAGCTACGAAAATGGGATTTGATTATACTGGGGTCGAGTTGCGAGAAGAAGAATTTAAAAGAGTAAAAGAACAAATGAAAGAATGGGGCATAAATTTTAATTTCTTGTTAGAAGATAGTACAAAATTTATACCAGATGAAAAATATGATTTTGCTTTTACTTGCCCACCTTATTATGATCTTGAAGTTTATAGCAACTTAGAAAATGATTTATCAAACGCTAAAACTTATAGCGAGTATTTAAAGATGTTAGAAATGGTAATAAAAAATATTTATGCTTGTTTGAAACCAAATACATTTGCTGTATTTGTGTTAGGTAATTTTAGGAATAGAAAAGGAGAATTAGAACATTTAAATGGGGATTTAATAAATATTGCTAAAAAAATAGGCTTTAAATTATGGGACGAATTAATATGGCAAGGTGCTTCAAATGTTGCGTTGACCAGGTGTGGGAAGTTTGAAAAGAACAGAAAATCTGTAAGAATGCATGAATATATTGTAGTTTTAAAAAAACCTAATTAAAAATTTTTGTGAAAGAGGTAACGATATGAAATCAATTATGCAAACAGAATAGATTTAACGAGGTTTATCCGGACTTAGATTTTTTACAGATATTTGGTAAAAATTATTTGTGAGGTGTATAGATGGAAGAAATGAGGGAATTGGTTGAAAATTATCAATCAAACGTTGAAAAGTTAGAAAGACTTAATCAAAAGTTAGTCGCACTAATGGAATACAACTTAAAAATTACAGCAACTTACAGCCTTGCTGCTGCCAGGAGTGAAGGCACAGTAAACAGCAAAGTAGAAAACTATGCTATTAGGATTAAAGAGACAGAAGAAAAGATATTCAAGGTTGGCAATCAAATATCTGTTGTTGATATTGCTTGTAGAGTATTAAACAACTCAGAATTAGAAGTTATTGAGCTGATCAAAAAGGGTTACAGAAACAGAGTTACTAAAATGGCCAAGATATTACATAAGGATAAAAACTATATCGTTACTAAAAGAGATACAGCCATTAAAAAAATGAGTGAGTACATAGAAAATAGGTACAACAAATATATATGAGGAGGAAATATGGAAGAAGAAATATTAGATGTAAAAAGAGAAAATTATAAACTAAGAAAAGAGAATTTTGAATTAATACAAGACAATGTAAAGCTTCAAGAAGAAAAGGAAATGTTACATTTCAACTTGACAAAAACAGTAATGGACAACGCTAGAGAAATCGACAAAATAAAAGGAGATTTAAAGTATGTATTAGACCAAACACTTGGAGCGTTTACAGAAAATTGGTGTATTGATTGGAATTTTGCAGACATAAGAGAAAAATACGGTTTAGAGGAAAAATAATGTATAGAGAATTAAAAGGTGTTTGTAAAATGTGCCTAGGTTGTACGAGATTGGCTGATAAATCGTTTTTAGGTGTCGAGGAGTGTAGTTATATGCCTCAACGGGAAAAAAGAGTGTGAGGCGATTTTAGAGCAAATTAAGATAGATTTGGAAAGGAGGTAATAATGTATAAGATATTTAACGCTATATTAAGTATTATATGGATATTAGATGTTATAAATATACCACAATTTGCGTTTTTAGATACAACTATACCTATCAATGCCTTAGCTTGGTTATTGATATGGATAGTTGTACCAAGCACAAAAGATAAGGAGGATTAAGTGGAAAGAATTGATTTTGAAAAAGTTCAAAAGCTTTTAGGTAATCAAGAGGAAATGATTAGAACGAGAGATGAAATTATTGAGATTATTAGAAGAGAAAATATAGGATTGGTAGAAGAAAATAAAATGTTAATGAATAAAGTATTGGAGTTACAACAAGAAAAGGTAAATTAATACTGTAAATAATACATTTTGTACTAATATTAACAAAGTTATTATAATTTAGCATACAAACTTGACTTTTTATTACAAAACGTGGTATAATGTCGACGAGAGAAATTTAAGTTGCAGATAGTTCATTCATTCATTTTAGGCACTGTCCTCCTCCGGTTCTACACTAGGATAGTGCCTTTTATTTAGGAGAAACATTATGGAGTTATACATAGAGTTAAAACAAAAAAGAGAACTACTAGATAAAGCCATTAATGATTTGGCCAGTAATGGTTATGATCTTGCAGCTAAGGAAAGAGATTATAAAATAGCTATAAATAAAAAAGCATTAGAGTTAAGAGCAGAAGATATGCCAGTTACACTAATTAACCAAGTTATATATGGCTATGAAGATATTGCAAAATTGAGATTTGAAAGAGATACGGCACAAGTTAAATATAATGCCAATATAGAATATATTAATACAATTAAACTACAGATTAGAATATTAGAAAATCAAATAAGTAGAGAGTACGGAAATCAATAGGAGGTGGCAACAATGGAAGAAATCAGTAGAAGTGTAGGCAGACCACCAAAATGGAATACGCCAGAGGAGTTACAAAAAGAAATAGACGCATATTTTAAAAAATGTGAAGAAGAAGAAGAACCTTTAACTATAACAGGCTTAGCACTAGCATTAGACACATACAGAGATGTGTTGATGGACTATCAAAATAAAGACGAATTTTCCAACACAGTAAAAAGAGCAAAGCAAAGAATAGAGCACGCTTACGAGAAAAGATTGATTGCAAATGGCCGAGCAGGAGATATATTTGCATTAAAGAATTTTGGTTGGAAAGACAAACAAGAAATTGAAGCAGATGTAGGTATAACAAATATCAACGTAAAGTTAGATGATGATAAATGAGTGAAATCAACATAAATATAAGCAAGAAAGTATTTAATAAAAGCTTTATTCCATACTTAGACAACGATAAAAGATATTTAGTTTTTTATGGTGGTGCAGGTTCTGGAAAGAGCTTTTTTGTTGTTGAAAGATATATATACAAGCTATTAAAGAGCAAAATGTTCAACCTTCTTGTAGTACGTGCTACAGGTAAGAGTAACAGGGACAGTACATTTGCATTGTTCAAACAAGTAATAAGCAAATGGAAGTTGGGCAAGCATTTCAAAATAAATGAAAGTGATCTAAGAATAAAGTGCTTGTTAAATGGGAATGAAATTATATTCTCCGGACTAGATGACGTTGAAAAGCTAAAATCAGTAACATTTAGTAGAGGAGAATTAACAGATATATGGATTGAGGAAGCTTCTGAAATATTAGAGGCAGACTTTAATCAGCTAGACGTGCGTTTAAGGGGTAAAGGAACAAAGAAACAGATAGTAATAAGCTTTAACCCTATAGACATAAACCATTGGCTTAAAAGGCGTTTCTTTGACCGTACAGACGACAATATAGAAATATTCCATAGTACATACAAAGACAATGACTTTTTAGATGATGACTACAAGAGATTGCTAGAAAGCTACAAAGATACAGACGAATACTATTACAATGTATATTGCTTAGGGCAATGGGGTGTACTAGGAAAGACAGTATTTGACGCTAGAAAGATAAATGAAAGATTACAGACAATACCTAAACCATTAAAGGTTGGGTATTTTTTATATGATTATGACGGATTGAGGATTACTAATATACGTTGGCACAATGACCCTAATGGCTATATAAGGCTATATCAAGTGCCTAATGTGCCACAGCATACAAGTTATTGTATTGGAGCAGATACAGCAGGAGAAGGCTCAGATTACTTTACAGGACATGTGTTAGACGCAAAGACAGGAATACAGGTGGCTGCATTAAAGAACCAGTTTGATCCGGACTTATTTACAAAACAATTATATTGTTTAGGAGTGTATTACTGTAATGCATTAATAGCAATAGAGGCTAACTTTGACAGCTATCCAATAAGGGAGCTACAAAGGCTAGGATATAACAACCAATATGTAAGGGAACAGCTAGACAGCTACACAGGAAAGACAGAGAAAAGGTTTGGCTTCCGTACAACAACACTTACAAGGCCTACAATCATATCTAATCTTATTCAGATAGTTAGGGAGCATACAGAGACATTAAATGATAAAGACACATTAGAGGAGCTATTAACTATCATAAGGAATGAGAAAGGACGTATAGAAGCACCGGAAGGCGGTCATGATGATCAGATGATGGGCTTGGCCATAGCTCATGAAGCAAGAAGCCAGGTATCAATTACGCAAGAGCCTATCAATATATATCCTCATTTCAATTTCAAGATAGAACAACCGGAAGAGTACGATTATGGGGAAACAATAAGCGTAGTATAGACATATTACGTTAACTTTAATTATCTACGAATATATCAGTACTTACAGGGTTTTAGGATAAAAGTTGGTATCAAAATTTACGGGGGTTATTAGTACATAATAACTTTACATAAATAGGAGGTAATAATGAAAAAGAAAGTATTAAAAGCAAAGTTAAAAGCATTAAGAGAAAAACCAGTAGAGGTAGTTAAGAAGGTTACTAAAAAGGCTTCTAAGAAGAAGGAGGCTTAAATGGAAACTATTATTTTAGTATTGCTGATGGGAGGAATGAACCTGTTAGCTTTTTTAATTGGTGCTAGAGTGGCTCAGAAGGTCGATAAAGGCGAAGAAATAGAGTTGCCTAGTATTAACCCTATGCAAACTTATAGAGAGTTTACAGAGCAACGTGAAGCGAATAAGGCACAAGAAGAAATGAACATTATGATGGAGAACATAAACAACTATGACGGAACAGGAAGAGGCCAAAGAGATATTAAGTAGGTGGTGAATAAATGGACTTAGAAGAATTAAAAGAAACTGATATTTGGACTTTATACGAGCAGAGCCGAAACTATTGTAGGCTAATCAATATGTATACAGATACAGACAGAAACCATAGATTTTACAATGGTGATCAATGGGAAGGCTTAAAGATTAAAGGTATAGAGCCAGTACAATTAAACTTTATTAAATCAATAGTTAAATACAAGGTAGGTAATATTAATAGCAACCTATGGGCGGCAAACTTTTCTAGTGAGAACTTTGAAAACAAAGAGTTTAGAAAAGTAGCTGAAAAGACTTGTGAAATGCTTAACAAGAAAGCAAGCAGAGTATGGGAAAAAGATGGCCTAGATTTAAAAGTTAGAAAGGTTACAAAAGATTCTGCTATTAATGACGAAGGTATCATGTATGTAGATTATGACATAGAAAATCAAACACCAGTAAATGAAATTATATCAAAGAATGACATTTATTTTGGTAATGAGAACGATAGCGACATACAAAGACAACCATACATATTAATTAAACAAAGACTTCCGGTTATTCGAGTACATGAGATGGCCAGAGCAGAAGGTGTAAGCGAAGAGAAACTAAAATGGATATTAGGCGACAATGACACTTTTGAAGAGAGTGGAGAGGCAGCCAAGCTAGAAAAAGATAATATGTGTACTGTAATTACAAAGTTCTATAAAGAGAATGGTACAGTACATTTTGCCAAGACTACAAGATACTTAGACATAAAAGAAGACACAGATAGTGGCCTTACACTTTATCCAATAGCACACATGATATGGGAAGAAAAAGAGGGTAGTGCAAGAGGAGAAGGCGAAGTAAGAAGACATATTCCAAACCAGATAGAAGTAAACAAGACAATAATGCGTAGGCTTATAACAGTAAAGAACACAGCATATCCGCAAAAAGTAATAAACATGGATAAGATAATGAATCCAAGTGCTGCTGACCAAGTAGGAGCAACATTAAAGACTAAAGGCGGTATGAGTGTAGAAGACGTAAGAAATGTATTTGCTACTATACAGCCGGCACAAATGAGTGCAGACGTTGAGAAGGTACAGAATGAGTTAATTAGTATCACAAGAGAATTAGCAGGTGCAGGAGACATAGCAACAGGTGATGTAAACCCTGAGGACGCTTCTGGTAAAGCTATCCTTGCAGTACAACAGGCGGCACAACAACCACTTGTAGAACAATTAAGTGCATTAAAGGCCTTTATAGAAGACGTTGTACGTATATGGCTAGATATGTTTATCACATATTCTGAAAATGGATTAACACTAGAGGAAGACATAACAGATCAAAAGACAGGTGAGGAAACTACACAGCTTGTAACAGTACCACAGACAGTACTACAAGAGCTTCAAGCAACTGTAAAGATAGATATAACACCTAAAGGAGCATTCGATAAGTTTGCCCAGGAAGTAAGCTTAGAGAACCTATTAAAAGCAGGATATTTTAGTGTTGAAAGACTAAGCGAATTAAAGATATATACAAAGCTATTAGATGATGACAGCGTAATGCCAAAAGCAAAGCTAGAAGAAGCAATAGAGCTAATGGAAGAAGAACAGAAAAAGATAGCAATGATAAATGCACAAGCTAGATTAATGCAACAACAAGCTAATCAGTTCCTTAATGAAGATGTAGACGCACAAGCAGAGCAAATATCAAATGCAGAACAGCAAACACAAATAAACGAAGAAAGAGAAGCAACAGCACAAGAAAGAGAAGACGTTGCAGAAGAAAGAGAACAGACAGCAGAGGAAAGAGAAAATATTGATAATTAGCACATTGTAAGTTAGATGGTAGCGACATTTATGTCGGTAGGATATCTAATACTACATTGTGCTTTTTATATGTTCTTGTTATCGCTAATAATGGCCACATGCCGTATTGATAGCAAGAGCAAAATATTCGAGGATAGAAAGGCAGCTATCACACCTAAGCAGTTCCAATAAGACTTAGGTTTTAAAGAGATGTAGGGTACGCCGTCCTACCGATTAAGCAAAGGGAGAAAACCCTGTTTGGTTAAGGTAATGGGTTCGCTTAGGCGGACGATTTATAACAGTAATGTTATATCTTACTCCTTTTAAATATGTCAGGATAAGTTCTGGCAAGCCAATGCAAACGAGACCAAGCATTTATGTCAATAAACTGTATGGATATAGTCAAGCAAAGACTTAAAAATAGGAGGTATTTATGTTAGGTAATAACGAAAATGTTGTACTAGAAGGTACTGAAAACGTGGGAGAACAAGCCACAGAACAACTTGTTGACGGTAGCAAAGTTACCACAGAAGCTGAAGGAGCTGATGAAAAACTTTATTCTCAGGCAGACTTAGATAGAATGATCAACGAAAGAGTTGATGAACTATTACCAAGAAAGCTAGAGAGGGCAAAAGCCAAATTAACAAGAGAGTATGAAGATAAGTATTCTCGTGTAGAAACTGTATTAAATGCAGGTTTAGGAACAAACAACCTAGACGAAGCAACAAACAAACTAGCAGATTTCTATAAACAAAAAGGTATTAACATACCTGACCAACCTAAGTACACAGAAAGAGACTTAGGACTACTTGCCAATGCGGAAGCAGACGAGATTATCAAGCTAGGCTTTGATGAAATTGTAGAAGAAACAGACAGGCTTGCAGAAAAGGGCATTGATAGAATGACCGAACGTGAAAAGCTAGTGTTTACAAGGCTTGCAGAGGTAAGACAAAAGCAAGAATCAATTAAAGAGCTTGCTAAGTTAGGAGTTAAGGAAGAGGCCTTAGATGATAGCGATTTTAAAGAATTTGCTAACAAACTAAACCCTGAACTATCTCCAAAAGAAAAATACGAATTATATTTAAAAATTAAACCTAAGCCAAAGGTTGAACCAATAGGAAGCATGAAGGGTGCAACGTCAAAAGATAATGGAGTAAAGGACTTTTATACATACGAAGAAAGTCTACAGTTTACGAAAGCAGACTTTGACAGAAATCCAGAACTATTTAAGGCGGTAGAGAAATCTATGCAAAAATGGTAATTCCTATTGAAATTAAAAAGGAGTTGATATTATGGCAGTAACACATTTCCAACAAACAATTTGGAGCAAAAAAATACAAGACGCATTAGAATTAAAATGTAAACTTGTAGATAATTGTACAAGAGAATATGAAGGTGATTGCAAATACGCAAACACAGTAAAAATCCTAGCAGTAGGAGATCCAACAATAGGACAATACACAGGAGCAGATATCACAATCGAAGAAATGACAGACGCTTCTCAATTACTACCAATTGACCAAGCAAACTATTTTGCATTCATGGTAGATGATGTAGACAAAGCACAATCTGTACCAGGATTACCTGAGAAATTCCAAGCTAAAGCAGTTCATGGTTTAGCTGTAAAAAGAGACGCTTATGTAGCTAACTTAATCAAATCAGGAACAAACGTAACAACAGCAACAGCTAATACTCAAGAAGCTATAAAAGAAGCTATTGACGCAGCTATTGTAGCATTACGTGAGAGAAACTTTGATGAAGAAGCAGTAATCGAAATTTCTCCAGCAGTATACAACGTATTCAAAAATAACTTAATAGAGTTAAAAACAAACAATGACGAATTAATCAAAAAAGGCGTTGTTGGTATGTATGACAATATGAAAGTTATCATGACAAACGGATTAGCAAAAGACGATTCTCACGTATACTGTGCAATCAGAGGAACAAAAGCTATTGCTTTCTGCGGACAAATCAATGAAGTTGAAGCAGGAAGAATGGAAAGACGTTTTGCTGATTACATCAGAGGACTTGATACATTCGGATCTAAAGTAATTGACGATACAAGAATGCAAGTTGTTAAAGTACCAGTAGCTTAATATAAGGGGCATTCGCCCCTTTTTTATCTTGTTAATAGACGTAGGGTAGGGCAGTACTACCAAACAAGAAGGAGAGAGATTATGAGAAAGTTTATTTTTAAGCCAGACATTACATTGTATTCCGGTGTATTAGTAAACAAAGATACAAAACTAGAATACAAGAATGAGAACGTAGACCAAAAGTTAGAGAACTTAACATTAGAGATGACTACATACACGAAGGAAAACAACTATGAAGCAAGAAGCAATTTAACTTTTCACTTAAACGAAGGGGATATATTGCTATTTGATGAAGAAGTAGGCTATCAAGTACCAAGAGTGCCTATGACAACATTAAAAGACGCATTAACAGATATAGAGGCAATACAGTCATTCGATAAGGAGGGATAATATGACGCTAGAGGAAATGAAAATAAAAGTATATGCATTGATCGAAGAATATAGCGAAGAAGCAGAAAACTTAACAGAAGATGAAGATTTATCTACAAAAATGAATAGTGTTATCAATCAAGTGCAGAATGAATTAGCAAGGTTTAAGAAGATAGAAGCATATACCACGTTAGAAGGCTCAGAAGGCGATTTAATCGACTTTAAGGACGTAGACGAGAACTTATATCAACTTAACATTGTAAGAGGCTTAGATTGCGATATTATCGGTCAGAGGATTAAATTTAATGAAGCAGGAACAGTAGAAGTGTATTATTATAAATACCCTACACAGATAAACGAAGAAACAGACGATTCACAAGAATTAGATTTGTCTATAGATGTATTAGAGATAATGCCCTATGGAGTAGCAGCAGACTTATTAAAAAGTGATGTATCAAGCAATTATGGGGCTATTTATGCAGAAAGGTATGTAGAAATGAAACGTGAATTAGATCCACGTTATGCAATGGGAGCTGTCTATATTGATACTTCTAATTCAATTGATATTTAGGAGGTGAAGATATGGCAGAACAAGTAAGTGGAAGTTTAATGACAAGAAAGTATCAAAACTTTCGTGGTGTAGATTTCAGCAACAGAAAAGATGAAGTCTCACTATATAGAAGTCCAGACGCTTTAAATATGTGGAAGAACTATAAAAATAGTAAAGGTAGGTGTGTAGAAAGTAGGCCAGATATAGAGTTAGTAAAAGAATTTACAGACACTATATACGGCCTATTTTTTTATGCATACGGAGGCGAAACGCACAGAATAGTACATAGTGGAACTAAACTATATGATAATGACAAAGTAATTTATTCAAGCATGGCAGAACACAAGAGCCAAGCCTTTATTTACGACAAACTATTCTACATAAAAGACGGAAATGGATATTATGTATACGACGGAACAACAGTAAAAGAAGTAGAAGGATATATACCAACAACAACAATAAGCAGAAGTCCAAGTGGTGGAGGAACAGTATACCAAGACGTTAATTTACTTACAGGAGTAAGGAAAAACAGCTTTGTAGCAGATGGAGTAGAAAGAAAATATGTATGTGATACAGAAACCTTTGATTCAGGATATAAAGTAAGAGTATGGGTAAACGGTAAAGAGCTTACAGAAGGATTTACCGCATATACTTCAACAGCTACTGTTATATTCGACATAGCACCCGAAGAACCAGACACAGTAGGCCAGGACAATGTAGTTATTCAGTTCAAAAAGGATATTGAAGGATATAGGGATAAGATAGATAAATGTACACTATTAGAAGTGTTTGACAATAGGGTATTCTTTGCAGGCAATCCAGACTATCCTAATATGTTGTGGCATTGTTCATTAGAAGATCCAACGTATTGTAGTGATTTAGACTATTACCCAGAAGGAATAGATGACGCTAAGATAAAAGCTTTAATAAGTGGTAATAACGCTTTATGGGTAATGAAAGAGCCAAGCCAAACAAATACAACAATATTCTATCATACACCTACTATTGATGATGAACTAGGTAAAGTATATCCAAGTACACATTCAAGTATTTCGACAGGTTGTGTATCAACTGGAATTAATTTTAATGACGATATAGTTTTCTTTAGTGAAAGAGGATTAGAAGGGATTTCCGGAGATGTAACAACAGAGCAAGCTGTTTCACATAGAAGTACATGTGTTGATAGCAAACTTTTAAATGAGCGTAATTACACGGAATTAACATTAGAGGAATGGGAAGGCTATTTACTAGCCATTACCGGAAAGAATATATACTTAGCAGATTCAAGAGCAATGATGACAAATAATAATCATAAAGAGTATGAATGGTATTACTGGCAATTCGATATAGACATTAAAGGCACACGTGTAAAAGACGGAGTGCTTTATTTATTTGGCGAAGAAAAGGTGTACGAGAATGGCAAAGATATTATTAAGCATAGAATATACACTTTAACCAAGGCAGATACAGCGATAGAAGCATACTGGACTACATTAGAAGATGAATTGACCTATCCTCATTATCAGAAGACTACAAACAAGAAAGGCTGTGTAGTTGATATGGAAGGAAGTTCAGTAACAGTATCAGTAAGGACAGACAATAATAGCTTTGAAAAGATAAAGACTTATGAGAACGTAAAAGGCTATGTAGTACCAAGAATTAAAAAGAAAAAGTGGAAGAGCATACAACTAAAATTTAGTTCTAGCAAGCCATTTGGGATATATTCAAGCACATTAGAGGCCTATGTAGGTTCTTATGTGAAACGCTAGGAAAGGAGTGAAGATATGGCAACATACGATATAGATTACAATGATAAAAGATTTCAACAAGTAAAGAATGAAGAAGCTACAGCATTAAAAGAAACAAAAAGCACATACGACAATATGGTAAACCAATCAGATAACTTCTATCAGCAACAAATAGACGCAAGTAAAGAGTGGGCTAACAAGCAATCAGAATTACAACAAGCACAATCAGACTTAGCTGTAGAAAAGATAGAACAAGCAAAAGACCAAGCACATAAAAGTTATGTAAAAGAGCAAAAGGGAGCATATACAGATTATCAAAAGGCAACGGATCAATATGGGGCAAATGCAGAAGCATTGGCCTCAAAAGGATTAAACCAAACAGGATATAGCGAAAGTACAAGAACAAGTGCATACAATACATATCAAAATAGATATTTAAGTGCTAGAGAGAGTTACAACCAAGCAATATTAAACTATGATAACTCAATTAAAGAGGCACAATTAGCGAATAATAGTGCATTGGCAACAATAGCTTATGAAGCATTACAAAAGCAATTAGAGCTAAGCTTACAAGGTTTCCAATACAAGAATACATTGCTATTACAAAAACTTGACGCAGTAAATCAGACAAAGGACAGATACTATAACAGATACCAAGATGTATTAAAACAAATCAATACAGAAAATGCATTAGCAGAACAAGTAAGACAATACAACGAATCTTTGGCTTTCCAAAAACAACAGGCAGCACAAGAGCAATCTAACTGGGAGAGACAATTTGCATTAGCTAAAAGTGGAAGCTCAGGAGGCTCAGGAGGTTCGGGAGGAAGCTCAGGAGGAAGCTCAGGCAGTCATTCTGAAGAAACAGTAGATAAAGAACAGAAAGGCAGTTCAGGTACAGAAATAGAATCCGCAGTTCAGAAAACAAAAAAAGCCCTTGAAACCGCAAACGCAGTAAAAAATACAGCTAACAAAGTGGCTAATAGCATTAAAAACTTTTTTGGTGGCAGTTCAAGTAAAACAACAAAAACAACAAACAAATCAAGTGCAAAAAGCAACTTAGTTAAACAAGTAGGCATAATTGCAAATGGTTCTGGAAGGAACAAAACTCAAGCTATTGAAACATTGTTAGCAAGTGCAATAGCACAAGGAACAATTAATGAATCAGAGGCAAAAGCAATATTAAAATCAGTAGGAATGTAGTAGGTGATGTTATGGCAAGTATAGATAAGATAATGGCATTATCTAATGAAATAAAGAAAAAGAAGAAATTAGATCAAACAACTATCAGTATGACAAATATAAATGACCTGGCCAAAGAAATAAAATCAGGAAACAAAAATGCTGTAAATGACTATCTTTCTAAGTCAACAGGAATAAACCTTAATAAAAATGGTGGTAATACGAATAATTTTAAAAAGGCTCAAACAAAAAAGAGTGCAATAAATAAAGAACAATTAATGAATGAAGCAAGTAGCAACTATCCTCTAATGTTTGGAAAGAAACAGGCAGATGAAGATGGTAAAAAATGGTATCAAAAAATCTTACAAGTACCAGAAGCGTTTGATGATGGATATCAATTTGGAGACGTTACAAAAACAATAGGTGGATCAGTAGTAGATTTAGGACTATCAGCAGTAAAAGGTTTTGTAAGCGTTCCAGAACAAGGTGCAGATTTATTCACAGGGCTATTAGCACAAGGTGCAGACCTGATAGGAAAAGATGATTTTGCAGATAATCTAAGGACAAGTATTGCAAATCAAGAAGGACATATATTTTCAAAAGCAATCAATAAAATACAAGAACCAGTAGACGACTATTCTATATTAGGAGAAACAACAGACGTTGGAGGAGAAGGAATTGGTCAAGCCTTTGCTTATTATACTATTGGGAAATTAGGAGGAGCAACAAAAGGAGCAACTTTAACAGGAAAGAATTTAACCGTTGCTGAAAAGGCAGCTCAAGTAGCAAAAGCAACAAAGACTACACGAGATGTTGCAATATTTTCATCAGCTGCAGGTGGTACTCTAAGTGAAAGCTATCAAAAAGAAGATGTAGAAGATTGGCAAGTATGGCTTAAAGCTATTGGAACAGGTATCCTAGCCAAGAAGATAGAAGAAGCAGGTGGTATTTTCAGCAAAGGTGGAGCAGATAAAGTTGCAACAAATGCTATGACAGGGGATATGAAATCTAGCTTTGCAAAAGTGGCAACAAGATTTCTAGGAACAGGAATAGCAGAAGGTGGAGAAGAAGGAATTGAGTATGTTGCTGGAAAAGTTTTAGATATAGGGATAGATACAGCTAATAGTATAACAAGCGAAAATGACGCAACCTTTTTTGATGGTTGGGATTGGGACGAGTTTTGGACTAGTATATTTGCAGGAACAATGTCAGGTACAAGTATGGGAGCAGGACAAACAACCATTGAAACTGTAAACAATAAGTTCTCAAATCCTAACATGACGTGGGGAGAAGCATTAGACTTAACAGACAAAAATCAAGCTAATAGAGATCAAATAGAAATAGCAGAGAATAAAAAAGCAAAATTAGAAAATAAATTAAAAAGTAAAAATCTTACTCAAACAGAGATAGACAAAATATTTACTGAAATGCAACAAATAGATGAACAAATAAAAGCATTAAAAGGACAATCTAACATTGCACCAGTAGACAACACAGCACAAATAGAAGGCCTACAAACTGCAATAGAAGAAAAGACACAAGAATTAGAGCGTTCACAAGACGCAAGAGAAAAGCAAATCATTCAAGAACAAATAAATAACTTACAAGAGGAATTAAACGACGCTACAAATGCTCAAACATTCACAGACGAAAGCAATCTAAAACAACAAGCCTTTGTATACGAAGCAAATGAGAATGATGGTGAATTTGCAAAAGGAGTATATGAAAGTGCTAGCAAGCTAATGAATAATACAAAAGAGGCACACACATTAGTAGACGTAGTTGCAAAGATAGCAGAGGATAGAGGCACAAACTATGAATTTACTAATAACAAAGCCTTAAAAGAAGCAGGACATAAAGTAGGAGACAACACAATAAATGGACTTGTAGTAGATGGCGAAAAAGTATTGATTAACCTAGATTCAAACAAATCATTAACAGCAGTATTAGGACACGAAACAACACACTTATTAGAAGGCACAGCAGAATACGAAGCATTGAAAAAGGTAGTAATTGAGTATGCACAACAAAAGGGCATATACAAAGATACATACGATAGAATTAGCAACCTATATCAAGGCACAAATGCAAATATAGACAATGAAATTACAAGTGATCTAGTAGGAGAGCTATTATTTACAGACCAATCATTTGTAGAAAATCTATCAGTACAGCAACCTAATGTATTCCAAAAGATATACAACTATATTAAGCATGTATATAAAATGGCTACAGCAGGCAGTCAAGAGGCAAAACAGCTAGAAAAGATTAAGTATCAGTTTGACCAGGCGTGGAAGAAACAAGGCAAGACAATAAAAGAAGGGGTTAAGTATTCGAAAGGTGAAGCAACAGACAATCAAGGTAGAACATTAACAAAAGAGCAACAAGAGTATTTTAAGGATAGTAAAGCAAGAGATGAGAATGGAAATTTAGAAGTTGTCTATCACGGAACTAATTCAGAATTTAACATCTTTAAAAAAGGGAAAAAGGGATATCTAGGAGCAGGAATATACCTAACAGATGAACGAAATATTGCCGAAAGATATACAGATTATGGAATAGTAAAAGAAGTATATGTAGATATAAAAAATCCCTTAACTGTAGATTCTGATTTTCCGGACAAACAGATACTAAGAGCTATTTATGGCAATGATAATGTTTATAACAGAAGGGTTGCAAAACAAAGTTTAGCAACTTTTATAGTTCAAAATAGCGATTTAAAGAAACTACAAGAAATGGGTTATGACGGAATAATATGGAAACACCCTAGTGGAAATGAATATATGGTATTCAATTCTAACCAAATCAAAAACATAGACAACACTAATCCTACTTCTGATCCAGATATAAGATATTCATTGAGTGAAGATACAGATATAGATACTAAAATTAATTCTTCTATGACCATGGCAGAAGCTAAAGACATGATTCAAAGAGCATTTATGCTAAACAATATTTATAATTGGTATGATGGAGAGTATAAAAATGGTGATGAATGGCTTTCCGGACAAGGTGCAGATGATATTGCAATGTATATTGAAAATACATACCAACTTCAAGAGAAATATTTGAACAAAATATATGAGAAAGACATAGGGTTTGGAGATGATTTCCTTCTTGAAAGTATAGTAGAAGCATATCAAAATGGAACATTAATAGGTTCTGAAAAGCAAACAGCTCAAAGGTTAGATGTATCAAAAGAAATTGATTATCAAGACAATAGGTTTTATGCACCGCAAGAAATACAAATAGGAAAAGAATTATACGAAGTAGCAAATCAAAGAGTAACAAATGCAAACAGGCAAGAAGTATATAAAGCGAGAGCAAATTTTATAATTGCAGCCCATAATAAAGGCTTTGCTGAAGCAATGGGATTAACACAAGAAGAAGTAAGTAAAAAGTTAAAAAGTTGGGCTAATTACACTAAAAAAGCAATGGATTTATCTAACTCTTTAAACGAAGGTGTTGCTTCACAAAATAGATGGTCTGGAATTGAAAATAGTTCTATTGTGAACACTATATCTGTTTCAAACGAAGAAATGGGCAAGATGGTAAAAGAAATAAAAGGAGACAGTAGTGGTTGGCAAAGACAATATATAACTTCTACTATGTTGGCATTAGATACTCACATAGATTACTCTAACTTAACTTTTGAATTTGAAGCTGGGCAGAAAATGAGTGAAAATGCAGCAGGACAATATTTTCAAGATGAAGAAACAATAAGAATAAGTCATGCAGGACAAAATACCGTTGCACACGAAATTGGTCATTATTTAGATCATAAATGGGCAGAGGACTTAGGTTATGCTGGCAAAAGCTTAACTGACAAATATTTAAAAACAGACCATCTAAACGCAGAACAAAAACAATTTGTCGAGAACTTTAAATTGTTTGTAGAAGATATTGAAAACAGTTCATATTTAGGTAGCGAATACTCACAAAAAAATGATTATTGGCAAAGAAGTAATGAAGTATTTGCAAGGTTCGTTGGAAAGTTTACTGAATGGGTAAAAAATCAAGCAACTAACAACAGATATGGATATGAAGATAAATGGTATAAAGACAATTTTACAGAGAGACAATATAGAGAGTTTGTAAAGATTCTACAAGAAAAGTCAATGTTAGACGCAACATATAAAAAATTTAAAGATGATTTGTTGGCGAAAGTAAATATTGTGAAGGGGAAACATTCTCTATCATCTCAAAATGAAGAAATTGCACCAACAGGCGACTTTAACATATATGGTAAAGACGTTAAGCTACAAGTAGAGGAAGCTATTGCACCATTACAAGAGAAAATCGAGAGTTTAACTGAACAGATTGAGACAGTAGTAGACAGTATGGAACAGTTACAAGCACCAGTACAAGAAGTGCAACCAACGCAACCTACTCTTGAAGAAGTACAAAACTTAATGGATATAAGAGACAATAAAAGTGGTAGCGAATATGCTAGGGCTTTTTATGCATTGCGTGATAAATATGGCCAAGTAGAGTTATATAAATCATTAAATGAATATTACTCAACCGGAACAGTAACGCAGCCAAGTAATGTCGAAAATATAGACTTAGCACCTGTAAGCCAAGAGGTTGTAGAGAAACAAGGACAAGAAGCTTTTGAACATATTACAGATGAACAAGCACCAAGCTTTGAGGACATTGCAGATGAAGCTATGTGGAATGAAACCTTTGAAAGTGAACCAGAAAGCAAGGTACAAAGTCCATTTGACGAAAGAGACATAGACGAAGTAGGAAACAGAAAAGTAAAAGCATATCAATACGAAAATCCGGAAGTAAGACCATTCTTCCAAGCAGAAGCACAAAACATGATCTATGACTTAGACAATACAATTAAAGGCGAAAAAGGAGTAGCAATAGACGAGCTAGGCAATTATGAATATTACGGAATAACAAGACAAACAACAGAGGCCATTGCTTATCTTAAAGATAACTATGGCTATTCTTATGACCAAATTAGAAAAGGCTTAAATGACATCATAGAGGACAATGGCAAAGAGAATAATGCAGTAGCAAAACGTATTGAGTTCATGTTAGATGAAAGATTAAGAGAAGGATATACAACTTCTGACGGTATACCAATACCGGCTAATCAAGAGTATATAAACTTCTTAAATGAAAGACAGATAACAGAGTACAACAAAGAGGCGTTTAATGCATTAACTGAACAAGACATGCCTTTAAACATAACACCAGAACCACGAGAAACGTCTACAATTAATCAAAATGCACAAACACAACAAACTATTCCTATGAAGAGAATAACAGCTCAAAATGAAAATACAGACGTTTTAGAAGGCAAGCAAAGAAAATGGGTAAAAACTTCAACTGAAAGTGAAGTAGTAAACAGAGAAATACTACCAGATGACTTAGATCAAAAGAAAATAATGTATCAACCAATAAGCAATAAATCTACATTAGGTAAGGCAAATGCAAGATTAGATACATTAGGTTATGAAAAGTCAATAGAATATTTCAACAATCAAATACTAAACAACAAAGTAACAGTTGAAGATATTGCAATGGGTGAAAGGTTAATACAAGAAGCGTTAAGACAAGGAGATAAGAAAACAGCCGGGGATTTAATCCAGAATGTTGCTATCTTAGGAACAGAGCTAGGACAGAAGGTACAAGCATTGTCTATCATTCAAAGAATGACACCAGAAGGCCAATTAAAAATGCTTGAAAAGACAATTAACAGAGGCAAAGTAAAAGGAGATAAGGCCTTTACTGATGTTAATTTAACAGATGATATGAGACAGAAAATCCTAGACACATACAATGATGATGGCTCATACAATAAAGAGGCATTAGATAAAGCAGTAGAGGACGTAAAACAAGACATTGCAGATCAAATGAAAGTAACAGCAATGGATAAAATAAATGCTTGGCGTTATCTATCAATGCTTGGAAATCCTAAGACACACATTAGAAACCTTGTATCAAACGTGGCCATGAAAGGTACAGTAGCAGTCAAGAACGCAGTAGCAAGAACTATTGAAACAGTTGCACCAATAGAAAACAGGACTAGAACATGGAAACCTGCAAGCCAAACAGTTAGTGATTTTGCTAAGCAAACAGCAGTAGAAATGAAAGACATTATTTCTGGTGATAGCAAATACAACGAAACAGCAGATATTAAGGCAAAGAGAGAAATATTTAAAAATAAAGTTTTAAATAAATTATCAAATCTTAATAGCAACATACTAGAAAAAGAGGACTGGTGGTTTAGTAAAGGAGCTTTTGAAAATTCTTTCAAAGAGTTTTTAACAGCTAACGGAATAACAACACAGGAAGATATACAGAACAACCCAGAAATAATCGAAAAGGGTAAACTGTATGCAACAGAACAAGCTCAAATAGCAACGTTTAGACAATATTCATGGTTAGCAAACAAAATAGGAGAAATGGAAAGAAAGAACGCAGCTACACAAATTGCAGTAGGTTCTATAGTTCCATTCAAGAAAACACCTATAAACATTGCTAAAACAGGATTAAGCTATTCTCCATTAGGATTTGCAAAAACATTAACTTACGATATGGCACAAGTAAAGAAAGGCAATATGGAAGCAAGTACATTAATTGATCATATTGCACAGAATACAGTAGGTTCAGCATTAACGTTAGTAGGTTATATGTTAGCAAAAGCAGGAATATTAAATGGTGCAGGAGATGACGACAAGGAAGGTCAATATGATTATCAACTGGGTAAACAAGCTTATTCACTTAACATAGGTGGTAATACATATTCTTTAAGTTGGCTAACACCAGTAGCAATGCCTATGATGGTAGGAGCTAACGCATACGAACAATTAGAGGAAGGCCAAGAATGGAATGGAGATGTAGTACTTGAAACATTGGCACAGACATTAGATCCATTAAGTGAAATGTCTTTCTTATCAAGTTTAGACAGCGTATTAAGTTCTTATGATAGTGGAATACAGAAATTTGCCGGCATTGGTGAATCAATGTTACAAAACTATCTTACTCAGTTCATACCAACAGCTTCTAGCCAATTAGCTGCTACATTAGATGACACTAAGAGAACAACAAAAGTGTCTGGCGACAGCTCAATGAAAATTGTAGATGAAACATACAATAAACTTATATATAAAGTACCATTCCTAAGAGAGACACTAGAGCCTACAACAGATATTTGGGGAAATGAAGTAAAACAAAGTGAAAACTTATTTACAAGAGTATTTGAAAACTTTATAGCTCCATATTCAAGAAAAGAAAGTATTGCAACTGAAATAGACGAAGAGTTAAAAGACTTATACAGCCAAACTGGTGATAATGGTATACTTCCAAGCATTCCATACAACTATGTAAACTATGATGGCGAAAAATATAATATGTCGGCAGAAGAATATACAGAGTATAAGAAAACATACGGCCAAACAGCTAATGACTTGCTAGAAGATTTATTCAGAACTACTACATATCAAAGAGCTACAGCAGAAGAACGCACAGAAATGGTAAACAAGGTATACGACTATGCAAGAGATGAAGCTAAGCTAGAGTATTTAGAGAAAGAAGGAGTAGACTATACCAATGCAACAGAAGACGGAAAAGACGTATACAAAGAAAATCTAATCAAAGGTGCAATAGAAAATGATATGGCACTAGACGAATATAAAATGTATATAGAAGATCCAGAAGAATTTAGCTTCTTAAAAGAAAAAGGCTACTCATATAGACGTAAATACTTTAAAACTTACGAAAGCTTGAAAGAAATAGACGAATCATTTGAAGACCAAAAAGAAGGTGTAAATGATGATGACGAGCTAGACGTATTGTATAGCGAAAAGAAAACAAACATAATAAACAGCATTATAAATAGTGGCCTTGAAGATACTGAGAAAGCTAGTCTTTACAAGAAATACTACAATACAGATACAGTCGACACTATTGTTAAATCTGCAATAAGTATAGATGATTACTTAACTTATGAGACAAAAGAATTTAAGGCAGACAAAAACGCAAAAGGTAACTCTATACCAGGCAGCAGAAAAGATAAAGTAATTGATTATGTCAACACATTGGATATGACTATTGCACAAAAAGCTATTTTAATTAAGTCTACAAACACATTCAAGTTTAATGATTACAATAATGACATAGTAAATTACGTTATTGATTTAGACTTAACGTATGAAGAAAAGAAGGCAATACTTGAAGATTTAGATATGACAATAGATGAAGAAGGTTATGTTTGGTGGGATTAGGAGGCACTAATATAGTGTCTCCTTTTACATAGGAAGGAGGCAATGATGAAAAATCTTTCTAGGCAAGACAGAAATGGTACACGAAATTCAGAAGAGTTAAGACGAAGGTATCAATTTAAAGATATTGATTATACAAAAGAGGAAATCGAAAAGTTAAAAATGCAAATAGTTACTGATGATCATTTGTCTACAACATCTGTAAACCCAGTACAGAATAAGGTTGTTACGAACGCTTTAAATAACAAGGCAAGTAAAGCTGATTTAAATGCAAAGGTTGACAAGGAAGAAGGCAAAGGCTTATCTAGCAATGATTTTACTGATAAGGACAAAGAAAACCTAGACAATGCAACCGAGAATAGCCATACCCATAGCAACAAGGATATTTTAGATACCTATACCAAAACACAAACAGAGCTACTTAATGAGGTAAGTGGTAGTTCTCATAGCCATAGCAATAAAACAGTATTAGACGGAATAACAAGTAATGATATAAAAACATGGGATAACCTTGCTTTATATGAGAATGGCGGTACAACAGACGCAAACACAACAACAGAGAAACTTATACTAACTAAGGTTAATACGCCTACAACTGATTTTTGGTATGTAGAAACAATCTTTTATAGCAGTATTTCAAACACCTCCAATAGAAAACAGGTAGCCTATAGTTATAAGTTTGACGCACCAATATATACAAGGTATTGCATTAGTGGAACATGGAGTGAATGGACTACAGGAGAAATAAAAAGTTCTAGTATATCAGACTATGAAGGCCATTTATGGTTTAAGAATGGAATGTTGTTGCAATGGGGGCAAGTAATAATTAAACCTACAGCAGCTAACGCAGTAACAAGCACAGAGATAACATTCACACATACATACGACTTTGCACCATTCGTAACAGCAAGCCCACAGGTTGCTTATCCTGCAGACGTTAATACGTCTATAGGAGTTGGCTCAACAGATGGTGGAGCTAAGGCGGGCATGAAAATATATATGACTAGAACAAATACATCAGAGACTAACTTTCGTTGGTTAGCCATAGGCTATAAATCAGGATAATAAAATATTAAGGAAGGAGTGAGTTTAATGGCCGTAGTTAATTACAATGTTGAATACACAAAAGGAGATAGCCACCAAATTCAAGTTAAAGACGTAGGAGAAGTAGATAAAATGTATATGACTGTGAAAGACCCTTCTAGTCTTTTAAAAATACAAAAGACATATTACTTAGACCCTAAAGAAGGAACTTCAAATGGTATAGAGCTACAAGAAGACGGATCATATTTAATAACGCTAGAGCCAGGCGATACTGATTATTTGAAGTGTAACACAAAGTACAGTTATGACATTCAAATAAACGTAGGTAAAGTTAAAGCAACAATAGTAAAGGGTGAGATTAATTTAACCGAAGAAATTACATGTTGCAGAGATGAGGTGTGATATGTCAGACATACAAAAAATAGATATTATAAAAGCTGAAGTAAATTCAATAAAACAAATAAATGCAGATGTTTCAAGTGTTATACAAAAAGTCTCTTACGAAACAGAAGATATAACAGTTGAACCAAGCACAGAAAAACAAGTTATATTACCTTCTCCTAAAAAGCTTATTAAGAAAGTTAATGTTGATCCAGTAACAAAGAGCATTGATACAAATATTGAAGAAGGAAATATAAAAGAAGGGGTTAATATTCTAGGAGTTACAGGGAAATATAAAGGGATAGATACCTCAGACGCAACAGCAACGGAAGATGACATAATTAGCCCCGCAACAGCTTATGTAAATGGAACTAAAATAAGAGGGAACATCACACCTACTTATGCATATAGTAACCCAGAAGAGCCTACTCAGTTTGCATTTGCTAATAATACAGAGGCATATTTGTTAGACTATAACGTAGAAAATAATATATGTTTTTTAACAACTGAGTTTCCGATAAATTCAATTTTATTAGGAAGATTAAGTGATTCAGGCGAAATAGAATTATTAAGTAAAAGCATTTCAAGGGCAGATATAGGTTTAAATGAAGATGATACAATATTCGCGTGTGCTTCAGCTATGACAGCTAACGCAGACGGAACATTAAATGTAGGCTTAACCATAAATGGAAGTACGGGGATTACATCTGTTAAGGTATTAAAATTAAATTTAGAAACATACTTAGTTGTAAGTTATGCGAATTGTTCAACCGGATTAACAACATATAACGGTTGGGCAATAAAACCAAGTCCAGTTGATAATAATGTATTTGCTATAAGCACGAAAAGAGAAGGAGTTACTCGTGGGGATATTTATGTTCGTGTAATAAAATATAGTGAAAATTCAGTAAATATTAGCAATGAGCTAATCCATAACAATGATAGTGCTACCTCTAATTTTGTTAATATTCCATTATGGAACCCGGACGGAACAAAATTTATGGTTAGCTATTCAGCTTATATGGGTACTGCGGTCTTTGGTTATGAGAACGAAACAAATACTATAACTTATATAGGCCTTGTGTCTGGAGCATTGGCTTGTTTTTATAAAGACGGTACTATATTAGCAACTGACGGTACAATATTAAACGAGAACACTCTAACCCCAGTTGATAAGTATAGCTGGGCTCCTTCATTTAGATATAACCAAAAAGCACGAGCAGAAATATTTGTGGAAGATTATATAATTACTTGTGAAAGTGATTATCATAAAATTTATCATATCAATACTGCGACTAAAACAATAACTTTATATCAAACACTTAATAACAATATAGCAGGTGCAACTATATATAGACAGACTGCCGAATACCCTATTATTCGAGGTTTAACTGCTGTAATGGCTGTAGAAAACGTAAATACAGCTATTAAAAAAATAACTTGTGAAGCAACTCAATATGTTCAAAGTTTAAAGTATAAAAACACTTTGCTTATGAATACAGATCAAGGAACAATATATAGCGATAATGTGCTAATGGGTAAAACTGCATTCTCCAAAGGGAATAAGATAGTTGGTACAATGCCTAATAACGGAGAATTAAATTATACTCCTAGTACAGAAACACAAGCTATTCCAGCAGGATATACAAGTGGTGGAAGTATTTTAGCTGTTAACACTCCTAAGATAACAAACGCAAGTTATTTGTTTTACAATGGGGTTAGATTTGAGTGCAAAGATGAACTATTAAAAATGCTAGAAAGTGTTACAGATATGCAATATATGTTCTATAGAGTACACGCAAATTCTACAACTGCAGATGTTAAAATTTTAGATTTAAGCGGAATTGATACGAGTAATGTTACGAAAATGAACCACATGTGTTATGGAATGGGTAATACCGAAAAAATTATAGTTACGGGCTTTAACACAAATAAAGTTACAACTTTTGAGCAAATGTTTGCTGAGGATACATCTATCAAAGAAATAGTAGGTTTAGAAGATTTTAATACTAGTAATTGTGAAAATTTTAGAGTTATGTTTTATATGCTTTGGAATATGACTGATTTGAATTTAAGTAGCTTTGATTTATCAAAAGCAACAAATGTAAACAATATGTTGGGTATGTGTAATAAGTTAGTAAATTTAAAAAGCTTTAAAAATTTAGGAAAAGGTTATACTCAAAAATCTTCTAATTATTCTAATTATACAATGGATTTAAGCGGTGCATATAATTTATCACATGAAAGCTTAATGGATATAATAGAGAATGGACTTTATGATTTAAACTTAACTTATGATACTGCAAATGGTGGAACACTTTATACACAAAAATTACAGTTAGGAAGTTCAAACATGGCTAGGTTGACAGCCGAAGAAATCGCAATAGCCACAAATAAGGGCTGGACTGTAAGCTAAAAAAAGGAGGAGAAGAAGATGAAGTTATTTACGTATACAAAACCACGAATGATTGTTGCTGATGAAGGCAAACAAATTAGAAGTAAAGATGATGTATACAAAGAAGCGTATATAGATGAAAACGGAAATGAAGTACCAGAACATGTACCACATTTTTCGACAACTATATTTGTTCCTAGCAGTTTTACGGAGGAGCAGATGAACGAATTGTATGTGGAAGAAGACATACAAAATATGTAAAGGGGGTAATAATATGGCAACATACGGTTATAGTGAAAACAAAGGAAAACATGAAGTGTATACAAAAGAAGATTTTGCAATTATCGAAGACAGTTTAACGATATCTGCTGGAGAATACAATATACAAGCAGAGAAAGTTGTAGACTTGCCTGATGGTTTTACAGCTGAAAACTCTATTGTTTTATCAGTAATGGCAACTGATCCAAAAGTTCCGACATCTTATTATACTGACGGGGTTTCTGCAATAAAGACAATCACAGCAGGGTTGCATGGAAGCGAGCCAACATTAACAGTTTACTATGAGTATGACGCAGAATTAACAGAAGAAAAAACGGTGCATTTAAAAATTGTGTTAATGAAAATATAGGAGGTGTGTTTAATGATTGCTATAGGAGAAGATAGACGAACAATATATTTAACAAGGGGAGACACAACAAGCGAGTTTTTTAGACTTGCTTTTTATTTTCCTATTTATAACTTTGCAACTCAAAAAGAGGAAAAATATACGTTTAAATTAACTGACAAAATCGCCTTTGTTGTAAAAGAGAAAAAAGGATATACAAAACAAGAAGTTTTAAGAATAGAAAAAACATTAGCAGAAATGGGAGAAGTAGAACCTACTCAATATCCAGAAATACAATTAACAGAAGAAGATACAAAAGCTTTTGATCTGTTAAACAAACGAAAAACATATTGGTATGACATTGTTCTAAACGATACAATATCTATATTAGGATATGATACAGAAGGAGCAAGTAAATTAATTGTCTTTCCAGAGGCGGAAGAATTTTAATAAAGGAGGATAAATTATGGAAGAGTATTTAAGAGGAGTACTTGGATTTAAAGGGGAAAGAGGCTTATCAGCTTATGAAGTAGCTGTAAAAAATGGCTATGTAGGCTCAGAAAAAGATTGGCTTGCTCAATTAGGTACAAGTGCATATTTCATGAAAGACAGCAAAGTGTATACAGCAACAGCGAATCAAACAAGTTTTAAATTACCAGACAGCTACACAAGCAACAGTTGCGTAGACGTATATGTAGAAGGTTTTAGATTACCTGCAAGTAAATATACAGTAGACAATGCAACACTAACAGTAAATTTAGTAGATGGATTAGATGAAGGTTCAGAGGTTGAGATTGTTGTATTAAGAATGACAACAAGTGATCAAATTACAACCACAATAAATGCAAATTCAACTAACGAGAAATCAGCACGGAGCTAAGGCAGTTTATGATTTTGTAACGGCTAAAGAAACAGCATTAAACGAATCAATAAGCAATTTAAATACTAACTTAACCAATACAAATACAAAGTTAAATACTTTAGAAAGTAACACAAATAAAAGCTTAGAAACAAAGCTAGATACAGCAAAAATCAAAGTATTAACAGGAGATACAACAGGAATTAATCCAGGAGAAACAAAACTAGCAAATATACCTTACCCATCAGGGTTTACACAAGCTAATACAGTTATCATAGGCAAAATGATTTCATCTGCTAACAACTACTACGATACTCCAAGTTCAGTAGAAACACAAAATGGTTTTGTTAATATAACTATGATAGCATTGACAGAAGACTATGTGAGGGTATGGTTCAAAAACATAGACGCTGACGAAGCTTTAATAGGTCATTACAAAATTACATTAATGAGAACAGATTAAGGAACAGCTAATAGGTTGTTCCTTTTATTATTGTAAGAAAGGGGATTTTCAATGGATAGCACAATAATAGTAGCTATTTTTGGGTGTATTGGAACTGTTTTAGGATCAGGACTTGGAGTAATAGCTTCAAGTAAGTTGACTAATTTTAGGCTACAACAACTAGAAAAGAAAGTAGATAAACATAATTCTGTTGTTGAAAGAACCTTCAAATTAGAAGGGCAAGTAACAGAAATTTTTCATGATATTAAAGAGTTAAAATCATATCACCAAAAAGGAGGCAATTGATATGTCAAACAAAACAAAGAAATGGATTAAGGCAGCAGGAGTAAGAGCAATTAAAACTGTTGCCCAGACAGCTTTATCACTAATTTCAGTAGGTAGTGTAATGAGCGATATTAACTGGGTCATGGTTGCTTCTGCTTCATTAGTAGCAGGTATTTTATCTGTATTGACTAGTATTGCAGGACTACCGGAAGTAAAAGAATAAGGAGGGGACATCATGGAAGACAAAATTCAAACTACATTTAATACAGACACTTTAGAAGATTTAGTAGAGGAAGGAAGTGTTGAAAATGTCGTATCAAATGAGGACTAGTTGTCCGTCAAATAACAAGTATTATATTCGACAAGTAAGTGGTGGTTGGAATGGAGCTATACAAGGTAAACCGACAAAAAGTGGAGCTAATGTTTTAGCAAATTGTGTCGGCTATGCAAATGGTCGCTACGCAGAAGTCATAGGTAAAAATAAAGTTGAATATCAATTAGTATGTAACGCTGAAAACTTTATAGAAAAGGCAAAAGATTATGGCTTAAAAGTTGTGAGCTATCCTACATTGGGCGGTATTATGGTATGGCAAAAAGGTACTTTATCAGCAAGTGATGGTGCAGGACACGTAGCCATTGTTGAAAGAATTGATAATAACAATCAAATCTATACAAGTGAAAGTGCGTATGCTAGCACAGCTTTTTATAATGCTACTAGAACTAACAACAATGGACGTTGGGGTATGAGTAGCAAATATAAATTTAGAGGCTGTATTGTTAATCCTGCAATTGGAGACGCTCGCTCGCTTGGTAAAGTAGCAGAATTTCAACAAACATTAAATACAAGATATAATTTAAGTATTTCAGTTGACAATGTTGCGGGAAATACAACCAAATGGGCTAACGTAACAGGCCTGCAAATAGAATTGAATAAACAATATAATAAAGACTTAACAGTAGACGGTGTTTTTGGATCTAAAACAAATAATGCTTGCATTACTTTGGAAAAAGGTTCAAAAGGAAATATAGTTTACTTAATGCAAGGTAGATTACTTTGCTTAGGTTATAACATTAATGTTGATGGAGTTTTCGGGGACGCAACATTAAAAGTAGTAAAACAGTTCCAAAAAGACAAAAAGATAGGTATAGATGGAGTAGTTGGCAAAACTACTTGGAATAAGTTGTTTGCTTAAAATTTCTAAACGCCACAATCAAATGTAAAGAGATTTAACAAGCAAGACAATAAGTTACATTGTTTTATGGGAAAACCGTTTAAAACCAATCCTAGTGAGAAATAAGGGTATATCCTTTGTTTTTCGCTAGGATCTTCTTTATTATTAAAGAAAAACGGACAAATAGGGGATTTTTATGGAAAATTTACAGATAGAATTACTAGAATTAGAAAAAAGAAGAATGGAAATTTTATGGGAATTATACATAATAAAAAAATATGAATTAGATTATTGACATTTAATTACAATTCTGGTATAATGTCAAACGTGATAAGCTTCAATATCATGTGGGTAATTGTTAAAGAAAGAGGACGTCATGAGCGTCCTTTTTCATTATATAAAAAAGAGGCTGTGCGTTTACACAAGCCCCTTTATTCTCCTCTTTGAGAAGATAAAATGCGATCTGTTAAATATTATACCATAATATTTTAAATTTGTCAAATTTTAGGCTACAGGTACTTTTTTATAAAACTGCACCAACATACGTCCATTTCAATGGGTGTATTATGGTGCATTTTAATTTGGTCAAATTCGATTAAATTAAAATAAAGAAAAAGCACCAAAAAGGTGCTTAATCTAATAAAAAAACTTCCATTGTAAAATCTTTAAACTTAAATGGCTTATGAACAACTATGTCTTTAACAAAAGAACGCAGCAGACGATTTTTTTGTTCTGGATTGGAAAGATGATAAACATCTAAAACATTTCGAATAGTTGGTGCAATATTTGAAACTCTATCAAGTTGGCTTTTTTCATATTCGATTGTTTTTATAAGTGTTCCAATCTTTTCTTTTAGATCGGCCTTGTCTGCATTTAAGTCATTAAGTCGTTCTTTAAATTGTTCTTTTGTATATATTTCTTCTTCGTAGCTTATATAAATATTTTTTTCACGTTTCTTTAATTTCTTTTCTTGCTCGTAAAGTAATTCCAGTTGATTGTTTAATGTTTCAATTTTGTTATCTTTAATGGTTACATCTTCTGAATTAACTTCAATACTCTTTAAAGTGTCTTCTAGTTTAGATAAAAACTTTGCTTCAAATTCTTCAAACCTAATGAATTTATTAGTACAATGATAATTAGAACAACGAATATATTTGTACGTGAGATTATGCAACTTCATTACACTATCACAAATATGGCAATGAGCAATAGAAGCAAATGGATTTTGTAAGGCATATCGTTTATTCGTTTTATGGTCGCCTACTTCTTCAAGTTTTTTATTTACCCTGTTGAATAGTTCTTCATCTACTATTGCAGTATGAGCGTTAGGTTCTTCTGTATAGTCTCGTTTTTTATTTGCGTAGAAAAACATTGTACCTATGTATTTTTTGTTTCTTAGCATACGTTTTATTGTCTGGTAATTCCATCTAGGCTTACCTTTAGCTGTAGGTATACCCATTCGATACAGTTCTTCACATACACCATGAAGAGTGCCTATTTCATCATATAGCTCGAATATCAGTTTAGCAAAAGGAGCGTACTCATTAGGGTATAGCTTTTTTGTTTTTTCATCTTTAGAGTAGCCGTATGGTTGCCTGTTTGCTACATCTTTACCTTCACTAATAGAACGCTTTTTGCCTTCTTTAAATCGTTTGGCAGATATTCTATACTCCATTCTACTGATAAAACCTTTTGTATCGGCAGTAAATTCGCCTTGTTCACTATTTAAGTCGATTGTTTCAGAAGGAGTAATGATTAAAGTATCTGTATCTTTTAATACTTTTTCTATACGTCCTTGATCAGTTTTTGAGCCTCGCCCTAGTCGGTCATAATCAATTACAAGTATAGCGTCATATTTGTAGTCTTTGATATCTTCTATAAGACGTTGCATTTCTGGCCTTGCTTCAATAGTATCTCCGGAAACAATTTCTTCGTATATCTCTACAATTTGATATCCTCTATTTTTAGCAAGCCGTAATAATTCGTTCCTGTGTCTTTTTAAGGTATCGTATGTTTCGCCCCGTTCAGCAGCCTTTTTCTCTTGTTCAATATCTGCTCGTGATTTTCGTACATAAAGTGCTACTCTAAGTACGTTTCTTACGTTGTAATCCTCAGCATACAAGCTTATCACACATCTTTCTAGCATAAATAATAGGCATAAAATCTCTACTTTCCAGGTGCTTCATTGTAATTTTTCCTACAGTTTCTTTACCTTTAAACCAGTAACAAGCAAGGAAAATAAAGTCGTGCATATCAGAATGTAAAATGTCGTTTAGAATAATATATGGTTTTTCAAAAACTTCAACGTAAATTCCTAAAATTGAGTTAGGCATATTTTCAAATTTAACAGTAATGTTATTTTTTTTTGATAATTTTTGCATTGATAAAACCACCTTTTGTTCTAATAGAATATGTGTTCCTACAACAGAATACAAAAGATAGTTTATTATAGCAATATAATATTTAATTCGACAAAATGACTTCACATTTATTTCTTATTCGTAAAGTGATTCCAAAAAAGGCCTGTAAGTATATCAATCATTCGTTGTTTTTCTTCTTCGTTTAATTCAGATCCATTAAATAATACTTTGTTTTTATTTAAAAAGTCTCTTAATTCTCTAGGGTTTTCTTCTTTAAATGTATCAATAGTAGTAAATTCATCAGTAATTCCTAATAAATAATCAGTAGTAACATTAAAATATTGGGATATTCTAACCAAATCTTCAAACGAACATTGTCTAGTTCCTCGCTCCCAAGTTCCAATAGTACTTTGAGCTTTAGGATTTTCAAAAATAAGACCAAGTTCGTCTTGTGTCATATTTCTATTAGTCCGTAGTTGTTTTAATCTTTCTCCAAACACTTTCATTTCTCTTTCCTTTCTTTAATACAAAATGTACTCAGGGCTATATTATTATAACCTTTTTAAGTACTTTTCAAAAGAAATTTAAACAAATAATGCAAAATGTATTGTATTTTAGTACTTTTTGTGTTAAAATCTTGTTAATGTTAACAAAAATACTGTTAATATTATAAAAAAACTACAAAAGATAGTATAAGGAGGCATAACATGAAAAGTAAGCAAAAACCGGATTCTGCAATTAAATTTCGTAATTTTTGTTTCAACAATAATTTAGAGGCCACCGACATAGCAAAGATATTGGACGTAAGCACTAGCTTAGTCTATAAGTACTGGGCAGGAACTGTATCAGTACCAGATGAGAGCAAGAAAAAACTAGAGAAGGAAATTGGACTGAACATCTACGAAGTTTTCTACGAGGAGTTGTAAGAATGATTAAAGTACATGGAAAGGTAAATGTAGAAGCTATTAGGAAAGTAGCGATCCAGATTTTAAGAGAGTTACAACAAGAGGGGAGGAAGGTAGCGTAATGGACTTAGAAAGTGAAATTGATTATTTAGAAGCTACACTTAATTCTATAAGAGAAGCTATAGAGAATGTCAAAGATACTCCATATCATGGGCATTTAGCAAGTGGTTGGGAGCTTGACGCAGAAGAGATACAATCGAGATTAGATGAATTACATCTAAAACAGAATGAACAATGGAAGAAAGATATGCAACAACAAAACATTGAATATGAGGAGGCAAGGTTATGAATACTGTTGACAAATTAAGTGATACTGAACTCCGCAGAAGTTATGTAGTAGCTTGCAGAGCTTACAATAATGCATACAAATCAAAAAAAGAGATTGAAGAAGAGTTCTTGAGAAGATTTGAAAAAGAACTCGACGAAAATAGGAGGTAAATTTATGGAAAAAGAAAGAAATATGGAAGAAAAAATTGAAAATTTAAAAAACAAGTTAG